GAGTTCTTTTTAGAAAAAAAGAAGCCCCAACCACGTCCCGATTGCTCGGCGATTAGTTGACCCCGGTTAGCTATGAACCAGGCTTGAATGACGTGGGTAAGGAACCCACAAGGCGACAGAGCCCTGACCAACTTTTGGCAGGGAACTCTCTGGAGCCGCGACCGTCGATCGCAGGTGAATACCAAATCGGCTCGGAGAATGTTGTGAGCTCTGCATCCAGAAACGGCAGAACTCTCATCCCCCTCTCTTCTGCGATGACACCGGTACCTAGGAGCAAAGTCACTAGACATAAACCCGCTGCCATCCATTTGCCAAGAGGAACCCCGCGACCTTGTCGCGATTTCATGGCCCGCACCACACTCGTGGTCTTGCGCGCCGCCTCGTCGGTCCGAAGGCTGTGCCACACGGATATCCCGGTTTTTACGCCGTCGCGAATTCACTCTTGCAGCGAACTCCTTAAGGCTGTCAAGTCCTATCTGTCTACCGAGTTGACGGCAGATGAAGAGACACAGATGGCCTTTCAGAGTATCAAGAAGCTCCTTCCGGAGTCTTGCAAGTGTCTGAAATCCGGCTTATTAACCGATCTCCGCTCACGCCTCTCACGTCCCCCTCCGACTCTACCAGCTGGTTACCTTTCCTTCGCACGGGAGATCTCCTCGGAGATCTTTGCAAAGGGTTGGGATAGGTCCTGGCTCGATAAGGTCGACACTTTCGCCCCCTCTCTTTCTTCATGCCAAGGCTTTTCTCGTAAGCATGGCGGGCAACTAGCTGCTCTGGCTGTGACAGGCCATGAGAGCTATAAGGAACGGATGACGGGTGCTCCCTTCGGGGAGCTTGAAGGTGAACTGCTTGTTGTCGATTCGTCTGGTAAGCCCAGACCGCTTACGCGGTTCGGCCCCGAATCGGCCTTCTTGCGTCCTCTTCACGGGCTGATCTACGATAGGATCAGTCGCGAAAAGTGGCTTCTCCGAGGAGAAGTCACTAAAGAGGCCTTGAACGCTGCAGGTTTCGACCCGACAAAGAAGGTGGAGTTGCCTCTCACCAGTGGTGACTACAAGTCTGCCAGCGACAACCTGTCGATTGAGGTTGCCGAAACTATTCTCGACGTGGCTTGGGGTAACTCCAAACACGTCCCTGCCAACGTATTTCGGTATGCAGTGGCCGCTCAGCGACCCCGACTGCAGTACGAAGGCGAGGATCTTCTCAAAGAATCCTTTGTTCCGACCCGTGGACAGATGATGGGGAGCTACTTGTGCTTCCCACTTCTGTGCCTTCAAAATTACATAGCGTTCCGCTATGCGGAGAAGGTGGCGCACGTTAGTGGAACTCCGGTTCTAATTAACGGAGATGATATCCTCTTTCAAGGAGAAAAAAGTTTCAGCGACCTCTGGATGGATGTCGTTGGCTCCCTGTCCCTCGAAGTTGAAAAGACTAAGACGTCTGTTTCATCGGACTTCGGTTCTTTGAACTCGACGCTTCTCCGGTGGTCCCCTTCGGGGCTCTATCCGGTCAAAACGCTTCGTATGGGGATGCTTAGGGAATGCGGTCATCCCGGTAATCTTGGTGCGAACGCCCTCAAATTCTCGCGCGTCGGTCCTCGGACGACGTGGCTGAGTAATTTCCGGGAGTTCCTAAGTTGGCACGAGGTCACTATCGTTAAGTGGCGCTCAGTTTTATCCGACTTAGGTTTCTCTGGCCGGTTGGCGCGTAGAGCATTCCAAGTTTACCGCGGTGGGCGGCTTTTGTTGAGGGACAACATCCTTCATTCGCTCGATCTCCCCCGCCTCGATCCTCCGCCTTGCCCCCACAATATTGTGATGAGTGGCTCGGAGTTTATCAAGGTCGCCTCATGCTTTGTGACGCGTGAGGTTCAAAGGGAGACGGCACGATGGATGTCGTCAAGGAAGTGGGAGCTCGGGGAATCGTTTAAGAGTCAAAAGGTGACTAAACTCGTTTCTAAGCGTGCAAACGCTACTCAGATTGAGTCGTCACTAAACTCTTACACGAGACCCCTCGCTGAGTGGAGAGAGGAAGCTGTGGCCCGCTCCCGAAAAAGGGCCGAATACTATTTTTATTCGACTGACGTCGCTACCGGCCGCGTTAAAATGGCCGGTTTGGACAAGGAATTCCATTTCTGGAAGAATAAGATAGTTGACAAAAGAGAGGTGCCGCGAGAGGCATTGTGGTGGCAGGAACGGCTGAGGGCCGGCGACGAGGTTAGGGTGCCCATTCCAGTGTGGAAGCAATTCCACCCGGACTGGTTTGGACTGGAGGGTTTTTCCCTTTTTAAGAAGCCCCAAGAACCCGTCGCCGACCCGATACCGTCGGCACTAAAGAAAAATATTTTTTTGGTCAGTAGTCCTAAAGTTCAGAGGATGCTTGTAACAGGCGTTCTCCGTTCTGTTAAGAAACTGGATTTTTCTGACATTTTATCGCCTTATGGCGGGGTTAAATTCCCCCGGGCGTCACGTGCCAGCTGTGGATGAAGAGGCGTGGTCGCCTCCCGGCTTAAAGAGAAAAAGAGAAAGAAACGGTTGTGGTACCTTCGGGTAACGAGGTGATCGGGCGTAGTAATACGACTCCGTTGCCGGGTTAACTCGAACAGTAGTAGTCCATCCGTCATTGGCATCTGGGTGACCTGAGGTTATTAAGTAATCTCCAGGTGGGTCAGCACTAGAAGCGCGGTTAGGAGAAAGGTTTTCTAGCGTAATTTTATCCCCTCGAGAGAGGTCGCTAGTCTTTCCACTCAAACCCGTTACCTTTGCGCACTGTCCCATGGAGCTCTTGGCCCTTTGCACAGACGTCGGATGTACCAAACAATTAGTTCGGGGCTTACAAAGCTCCGCAACCGCGGATTTTCTTTTTTAGTGTGGACGTAGGAAATGTACCTTGTGTAGGCTTGGACATTTTTGAACCACCCGAAGCGGGTG